CTGGGTTGAGCCCGCCTATATCTAAACGTTTAAAGTGTCTCAGTCCGTTTTTGCATCCATTGATGTACACATTTGGGTCATCTATGTACTTAAATACGGTTCTGCCTCTATCATCTATTTCCTCTCTGGTTGAGAGGTCAAACTTGACACCGTCTAGTACGATTGCAATTCGCATGGCAATATAGGGCATGTCAAATGCTTCACTATTCCATCCAGACAGTAGGTCACTGTCTTCAATTAGGTCAAGAAAGCGAAGAAGAAGAGCTTTCTCATCCTTAAATACTTCAACCTTTAGGGTAACACCCTTAATCAACGGTGCCTTAACAGAGGCAGCAATAATTGCTTGCTCCAGCGATTCAGCTGTCCAATCCGTGCCCTTGGGTGGCACTGATAGGGAGTATATTGTGTTTTTCCATCTGTTGGTTACAGCTATGGCGTTAATCGGAGCATATGGGTCTGACGGTGACGAAAAGCCAATTGCAGGATCAAAGTCAACCTCAATGTCTAGCAGAGTGACGTGGAGTTGTGGGGCTTTGACGCCGTAGTACTGACTAGACAAAAACCTTATCTCGGGCCTAATGTCTGACTCCCAAAGCTTTCTTTCACCAAACTTCAGCTTATTTTTGGCGCTATTATATTCTTTGCTTGAATTGAAGCAGAGTTTAGTGACCGGCGTTCCGTATATGGTGGTGTAATCACCTTCGGGATCATCTATATAGAAGTAAAAAGGCGCTGCATAAGACCTATGTACGCGCTCTCCGTTTTGGGCACGCTCCCAAACGTGTACTTCATCATTAATCGTTGTTGCTGAAATGTAACTCATTATTATTTTTATTGGTAGGTTGAGAATCAATAACAAAAGGCCCCTAGGGGCCTTTTGTTATTCTTCAGCATCTATGGGGTCGTATGGCTTGAGATCATCAGGATCACGCAATCGATTTTCAACAATCGTTTCATACAACTGCTCAAACTGGCGTTGCTCTTCTAGCTGAGACGCATAGTTGCTTGCATACATGGTTTTGGCCATTTTAGCAACCGTCTTCTTGTCGACGCCGTATTCTTTCGCTACGGCAGCTACTGCTTCGCGTAGCCCGTCCTTAATATCAGCAGCTTCTCGGTGATAGTGGGTCAACTCGGATAGGCGGCTCTTGAATAGCTTTCTGGTTTCTTCATCTGCTAGAGAGAAAGACACACGTTGAGATGCAGGATTTGTCATATTTGCTCCTTTGTTTTTATTATGATGATATTATCTTCAAGCCGTTGCTTTCATTAAACGGCTCGATCACTTTTGTGCGGATTTTTTCAATGCTCCGCACATAGGGATGAGTGGTGGGATTCTTTACCCGTAGAGCCCCACCTATACCTTGATTGTATGCTACTAGCGCTTTACTTTTGTTATTTCGAGCCCACTTGTACAAATCAACAAAATGAACACTACCTATCCGAATACCCACATTGGGATCAGTCTTCAGCTTAACCAACAGCTCTTTATCAGACACCGACGGTTTGTCAAATAACACCTGTGCTAGATCGGTGTGTTGTTTTAGAACTGACTGTGCAGTTCTAAGCTGAATCTGCATTACTCCAAATGACTGTTGAGATATGGGTGCTTGAGGATTGCCTACAGCGTTTAGTTTTGCTGTAGATTCTTTGTACACAATAGCTTGAATGGTGTCCGGGTGACCGTACTCAAGACCGATTTCAAACGCGGTGGTCATTATATCACAAGATTGTTGTGATATTGGTAAGGCAGAAGTTGAAAATACAAAACCTGACACAGCAACCAACGCCTGACAGAACTTCTTTATTTGAACCATGTGATGTAGTTTCCGGGGAAATCTTTGGGGTTGTACAGGAAAGGTGACTGACACGCAATATGAAACCGTGCTTGGTATAAATTACCAAGCACGACGGGCGTTGTTTGGTTTATGAAGTGAGGCTCACTGGGAAACACAACCAACGTCCCACGCTGAGGGTTAAAGCCAAAGTAATGTTGGGGAAATTCAAGTTTTCCGCCGTAACACTCATATGTGTCGTCAAATCCTGGTTGATCCTGAAGGTCGCTCAGAAATAACACACAGGTTAAATCTCTGGCGTGCATTCTCACCCACTTGCGTTCAATTCGCTCACTATTTTCACAATGAGCGGCAATTCCCGCACAACCGGCTGCAATCCATTCAAAAGAAACTCTTTCTGTTCCTCTGTATTGCAAGTTGCCGTAGTGTGCTAAAATGGCCGGTGTCACTTGCCTTACACGATCAAAAACTACTTGTTCAGCTATATCGGATCGCTTTTTAGTTAGCACAGGTTTTTGGTCTTTATCAACGTCTGGGTGATTGAAGTCGGCGTCATCTACAAGGTCTTCACATACCAACGGACTGATAAATTCTTGGATCACATAAAATGGAGACTTATCCATGTTTGTTAACCTTTTCAAACAAAGATGCACGTTTTTGCTGAAGGTCGGTAATAACAGACCTAGTACTCTCTAACAACTTTTCTAGATTGATCATTGAGTCCATGCAAATTTCGTGTATCTCTGTTAGAGATGCTAAGTCTTGTTGTAGTACTACAGTTTCACTTACCTTAGACGGGTCTATGATGAAATCACCCTGAGATAGCACATTTTGACCTATAAGTAGCGGACTATCCATGTTGGATCTGTCGTTTAGGTTAATTGATGCCTTTGGAATTTCTACGCCGTTTATTGTGATCGTCAGTTGCACTACAGGACGCTCAGAGGAGCCTGCATCGGCTGTGTGGATGTCTTGTGTGCTGTATAGTGGTAGAGTTATTGTGTTTGGTGATAGCTCTTCACACACAAATTCAACATTTTGACCGACAACTGCTATTGACGAAGCATGAAGTGACGTCATCGTCGCTCCTGTGTCTACCTTGCCTGTTAGTGTCTTGTTGGTCAGTTGTGGGAACGTTACCTCAACTTCTGTTCCAATTTGGGTTTTCGACATAAAATTTCTCTATTCTTTGGTTTAAAGGCTCAATGTGTTTATGTATTGTATCATGAAACACCATAGACGTTCCTCGCTCTACAGCCATCACAATGGCAATATGTTCTATCAATATGCCGTATTGTTGATAGAACATTAGCGCATACGCTGTTGTTTGTAGCCAGTAATCCCTAATTTGGTGATGTTCTTTGGGGTTAGTTGATGTCTTGAAATCAACTATTGACAGGTTGCCCTTGTACTCTGCAACACAATCGACTCTTCCTGCTGTGCGCAAATTGTCACTCCACAATGGAATCTCTTGAACTAAGATATTGTTGACTGTTGATTTGAGCTTGGCTTTAACCCCATTAAACACCCGCCTATGTTCAGCAACCATGTTTAATGGCTCTATTGGTTTATTTTGCAGAAACAACTCGATAGCAGAGTGCACAGCTGTGCCTCGTTCTGCCGCCCTGTTCATTTCTGCATCAGCCGCTTCTTCACCCATGGAAGAGCGCCATTCCTTTAGCCACTGCTTATCACCGTACCCGAGAATGGTGGTAATGCTTGGGTATGATTTTCCTGACGGTGTGTCATACACGCGACCTATTGGCGTGTCCCGTGAGTTAAATTCTATTGTTGTTAGACTTGTAGGATGACGGGTAAACACTAGCAGTTTTCGGTTATGGAGACCCAAACGGAGCAGATTGTTGCTGTTGGGATCTGTTTTGTTGAATGGTTGGCTGCGGAGCAGGTTGTCTAGAGGCTGTTTTGCTTCTCGTGGCAATCTGTTGCAACAGAGTTTGCCTCTGACGTTGTAGCGGGGTTATGGTGGTTGAAATACGTTGATCGAGCGCGGCAAGTTGAGCCTGTAGTTGTGCTAACTGCGGGTCTGTTACTCCTCCGTCCGTATTTTCACTAATTATACTCAGAAACTGAGAAAAAGACAATTCCACTAATTTCATGCTGCTCTCCGTGCGATTATGTCAGCAATATCTTTTGTTGTAACGCGTCCAGCAAGGGGCAAGGGAGCTCCCGATTTCTGAAAAGCTGACCGCCGTTGACCGCTAATTTCCTCATTTTCCTCAGCGCTTACAGAACCCTCTTCGTCCAAATCTTCTTCGCTATTACCTTGCTTCAAATCGTGTTTCCACTTAGCAAGTTGTGCAAGCCTTCTAGCCTCTTTGTCTCTGGTTTTGGCAGCTTTTTCATGAGACTCCATGTCAAGATACTGTTCCTCTTGCTTCACTTTGGTCATTGCCTGCTGCACTACAGCTGCTGCTTCTTTTGCGCGTGCTTCAGCCTCTCTAGCTTTTGCTTCTGCGTGTCTTGCAGATGCATCTGCTTTCATCATGTCTATAACCTGCGTTAGGACGCTAGCAGCTTGATCATCACCTTGTGGAGGCAAGGTCTGATCTTCAGGTGGTAGGCCTGAAGCTTCACTTTGATCATCACCACTTTGATTTTCCTCTGGGGATGTAATCCCTTCCAAATCAGGAGCTTCTTCCTCATCTTCCTCTATGTCAGGCCATTCTACGTCTACGATATCAAATTGATCACGTGCCTTAAAAAGGATTTCAGCAATCTCCTGGGATTTGCCGTTATTGTCAACATCACCGATTGTTGAGTTGAGGTATTTTTCAAACTCATCAGCCTTGTCTCGTCCGATCGTAACACGGACGAGGTTTTTATTCTCATCCTCTAACCCAAACGTTACGGTATCTCGGTGGTCTACTTTTTCCTTGTCCTCAAACGACTTGAGGCGAGCGGTGACTTCATCTTCGTCAAAATCGTTTTTGTGTGGAGTGGTAACCTCTTCTTGTTGTTCTTCTTCATTTAGAAAGAACGACATCAGCTCAGCTAGTCTCACTCGCTTCTTTTTGGTTTTTTGTTTGGTAGCGGTTGCTGATGTAAACTTCTCAGCATCTGCAACTAAGTTTCGTCTCGCTATTGAAGAGAGTAGCGGTGTCGCGCACCCAGCAACATCACCCGCTGTTACGGCATCGCTTTCGGTTACTTTTAGCGCCGTAACAGCGCCTAAATGTTGTTTGAGGTTCATAAAACGGCCCTTGAATAAGTAACCGTATTTATGTTATGTAGCTGAACCGAGCTGTGTTGTTATCATTGAAAGCAAGTCACGCTGCAGTGATCGCAGAGCTAGCTGCGTTTTCAACAGAGATCGTTGTTCATCGGCCTCTTGTTGTCTAAACTCATCTATCAAAGTGACTATTGACACAGCTTCCGGAGTTAAGCAATCTACCGGGTAAGGTGTATCACCAACCAATACTGTTGTGGTTTTTTCAATAGATATCATTTTTTAGTTTTCCTTTGTGTAGCATGACGTTTCATTAGTTCCTCTAGCGTTTCATCTGCTGGCGGTTTTGCTCGCTGGTCCTGTTGCTTCTGTGAGGCTATCTTTTGCACCATTCGTTG